AGTGAACTTTTCAAAAGTTCACTTTATCACTGCATAACAGTGCATGGCCAAGGCTTGCACAGAAAAGCTCCGCTTGGTGGCTGGTTTCAGTACGTATAACTATGTACTTATGTGAAGTAAGTCTCTTATTTGTGTTTGTTTTGGCTTGGTTTCGAGCGTGTAAGCGTGTTTTTTTACTGCGCATAAGTTCAACGGGCACAGTGAAGGGGAGGGGGGATGGGTTGGCGTGGCGGGGAGCTGCCGGGGGCTGGGGGTCAATGGGTCGAAAATTGCGAGTAATTTTACAGAAAAGGGTTTGGTAGCATGGCAGAATCATTCAGGGAGTTCGTTGATAAGCTGAAGCGGGAAGTTGATTTGGTCGCTGAGATCAATAAGACGCCGGGGATGGCGATGCAAGACCGGCGCCGTGGTAAGTATGTTTATGGGCAGAGTAAGGCTGCGGGCGGACCGGGTGATAGTTTGATGGTGGATGTGGGGCGGCAGACGTATACCTGGTGGCAGAAAGGCGGGAATAGGGGCAGGAAGGGGGATGCTTACGGCGATGTGATCGATTGGCTGGAGACGTACCGCAAGATGGATTTCATGGATGCGGTTAAGTATTTGTGCCGTGAGTATAACGTGGCGCTGCCGCCCGATTTCGATCGTGAGCCAAGCCCGGAGATGGTGGCGTTTCGGCAGCGGATGGCGCTTTGGGATGTGGTCGCTAAGTGGTTAGGTGAACGCTTGCTTTCTACTGCTGCGGCCATGGACTACGCCCGCGGCCGGGGGTGGACGGATGAGACGATCGAGAAGGCTCGGTTAGGGTTTTCGCCAGGGGGCAGGGGGGAGCGGCTTGAGGAGATCAAGCGAGATTTGCGGGGCGATTTGCAGATGCATGAGTATGACCCCGAGTGTCCTGAAGCGGTAGCGGTGCTGGGGCTTTCCGGGGGCAAGGAAAAGTTAAAGGCATGGGCAGCACGCTACGAGGTAGACATTGAGGCTCACCATAATTGGCTGGAAAAGGGCCGAATTTATGGGATGCTCGATTTTCCCAGGCTTGTCTATACGCATATACGGGGTGATAAGGTCGTTTATTTTAGCTGTAGGAACTTGCAATGGGACAACAAGCGGCTGATGCCGGTATCCGGCAAGTATAAGACTTGGAATATGCCGCGGGTCTTGGTGGGGGAACGGAAGCATTATGCAAATTTTGAGTATTATTCGAGCGCCGAGCGGGTGGTGGTGTGTGAAGGTCCGGCGGATGCGGTGACGTGGGCGCAGTGGGGGGTGGCGGCGTGGGCGCTGGCCGGGGTGGCGATGGATGATGATTTGGCCGAGAAGCTGCGCAAGCATGATGTGCGCTTTTGGGGGCTGGATAACGGACCTGAAGGCCAGGAAGCGGTAGATGCGATGGGGCCACGGCTGGGAGCGGATAGCTGGGTGATCCATTTTCCGCTGGATGAAGATCAGGGGGAAGATGCGAATGATTATTTGCAAGCGATGATTGAGCGGGGGGTGAAACGCACGGATGTGGCAATGCAACGGAAGAAGGCGGAAAGGCTGTTGAAACAGGCAGAGTTGTTTGCACTGCGGGCTGCTCGGAAGGCGGGTCAAACAACGGGACCTGATCGGGTGGAGGCTGTTGAGCAGGCTGGTGCGCTGATCAAGGCATTGCCTGAGGCGATTTTGAGCCAGTACCATAAGCCATTGCGCAAGGCGTTGGATTTTGGTGTGCGTGAGCTTGACCGGGTGCTGCGGAATGTGACCACGGACAACGGGAGCAAGAGCACAGAAGATAAGGTGGGGGTAGAGACGACGCTGGGGGGCAAGGTTTTCGATTGGGTGCTGGAGTATTGCTATGATCCGGAGACAGAAGAAGCGATTTTGGCATACCGCAACCCGAAGGGGGACGTGGGATTGGCACATGAAGTGGTGATTGAGGGGATCAAGTATATTCCGAAGCCGCCGAATAAGATGGTAAAGAGCGGCGGGGTGCTGTTCCCGAGCACGCTGGGGGAGAAACGCAGCACGAGAGATCTGATTGAAGAGGTGGAATTATTTATCAATCGTTATTATTTGCTGGATGATGCTCATTTGGTGCGGATTATTGCCTATTATGTGCTGCTGACGTGGATTTATGACGCTTTTGAGGCGCTGCCTTATTTGCGGGCGCTGGGGGATTACGGCAGCGGCAAGAGTGAGCTGATGAAGCGGGTGGGGTATATTTGCTACCGGCGGATTGCGGCGAGCGGGGCGAACACGAGCGCTACGTTTTTTCGGACGAAGGAGATGTATAACGGCACGGTTTATATCGACGAGGCTGATTTGCACGATGGGGGGGATATGAGCAATGATATTATCAAATTTTTGAATTTGGGGGCGATGAAGGGGACGCCGATTACCCGCATGGTGGAGACGGTGGATTATTACGGCAATAAGGTGCTGGAACCGACGCCTTTCGATACGTTTGGACCGAAACTGATTGCGATGCGGGAAGATTTTCGGGATAAGGCGGTTGGAAGCCGGTCTTTGACGATCAATGTGGTGGGCAAGGAGACGGAAGAGCTGATGGAGGCGGGGATCCCGCTGCATATCAATGATGTGTTTCGGCAGCATGCGCTGACGATGCGGAACCGACTGCTGCGCTGGCGCTTGGAGAACTTTGTTGACCAGATTGAGCTGACGGATGATTTGATGGATATGCACTTGAGCCCGAGGCTGAACCAGGTGACGATGGCGGTGAAGAGCTTGGCCAAGCTGGTGAATGATCACCAGTTGATGGATGAGATCACCACATTTTTGCGGGCGTATGCGCTGGAAGAGATTTACGAGCGGAGCCTGAGCGTTCCGGCGTATTTGGTCGAGGCGATTTGGGAGCTGTGGAAAACTGATAATGAGAATAAGAGAGAGAATTTGTACATTCACAACTCTAGAGACGGACGGTTATATTTTTGGATGCACGATATTCGTGAGCGGGCGAACATGATTATGGACGCCTTGAACGAAGCGGGGTCGGTGCGCGATGATGATGTTTCGAAGTCTAAAAAGGAACTGACGCCGCAAGGAGTAGGGAATTACATACGAAACACGCTGCAACTGGAAGTGGGGGGGCGACAGGGCAGCGGGGTGCCGGTGTATTGGGACGAAGAGAAGATGGTGCGGCTGGGGAAGAAGTACGGGGTGCTGGAACAGAATTATGGTGAAGAGGGGGCAGAGGGGGCGGATGAGCCAGAGGAGCCAAAGGGTCCGACGGCTGAGCAATTGGATTTGGTTGGGTAGATAGTGGGTAGTGGATTTTGTTCGTTCGTGAGAATGAGTTGGGAGAATTGTGATGGATAGACTGGAACGCATTGAAAATAAGGTTGACGCCCTATTAGAAAAGGTTGATGCTATTGCTGCTAAGTTGGACGATCCTAATGTTGAGGTAATGACCTTTAAAGACAGCCAGATTGAAGTATTGGCAGCCTTGCTAAAGGCATATTGGGATTTGGCGAGTGAAGATGACCTGAAGTCAGAATATTTACAACAAGGCAGATATGGCCGTGAATACATTTTCATGGCTGATATTCGTAAGCGGGCAAACCTTCTTTTGGATAAGAAATTATCACCCCAAGCAGTGGGGAACCTAGTTAGAGATGTGCTTGATCTGGAAGTTGGGAAGCGCCAGGGGAAGGGTGTTCCGGTGTATTTTGATCGTGAACATGCTCTTGAACTGGCCGCTCATTACGGTTTCGATATGAATAAATAGAAACTTACAATCAAAATAGTGTACAGGTGAGGACAAAAAGCCAAAAATGTGGGTCTCTGAAATGAAATGTGATTTGCAATGTTTAAATTTTTACATTTCATTTGAAATGGGCTCAAAAACGAGTTTCTTAATCACCTGTACACTATTCCAATCTAAGAAAATGGAAAATATCTCGAAAACTTGCAAAAACATGCTGATTATGGTGCTTATATGTATATATTTCTCTTTATATAAGCGAGAATGCGAAAAATTTGCAATGGGCGTATTTTGAAAGGTGTACTTCAAGTGTTCTTTTAGTGTACTTGGTTGTTTTTTATTGGCTAAAGCACACTATTGGGGATGAAGCACACTTTCAGGGAGCGGAGACGATGGATGAGATGATGTTGTGGTTTGACGAAAATGGAGTTGGTTTTCCGGGGGCGGTGGGGGAGGCGGGCAGGTATTTTGAGGAGAAGTACGGTTTGCCTGCTGCAGTTTGTGAGGTGAATGCCAGTTTGATGGATGAGGATGAGCTGGATGTGGATGGTGTGCGGGTCGTTGCGAGCAGCGACCGGCCTAAGGGAACGTATTTGATTGGAGGAAGATAATGCACCAAAAAACGGAAATAATTGGACATTTAGGGAAAGATCCGGCGATGAAGTATACGCCGAATGGCAAGACGGTGACGCGGATGAGTGTAGCGGCGAACCGTCATTGGACCGGGGCTGATGGCCAGAAGCAAGAGGAGACGACCTGGTTTGTGGTGGAGGCTTGGGGCCGCCGAGCTGAGGTGTGCAACCAGTATTTGCACAAGGGCAGCAAGGTGTTCGTGGAAGGGCGTTTGAAGCCAGACCGGAACACGGGCAGGCCGCGGGTGTGGGAGGGGAATGACGGCGTTCACCGGGCCGATTTTGAGCTTGTGGCGCAGAATGTGATTTTTTTGGACAGCAAGGGCGCCGGTGGTGGTGCTGAAGAGGATGATATTCCGTACTAAAGAGACCATGCGCAGGATCTCATGATCCTGCGTGGCGAGCAAGCGGGTGGAAAACGCTTGCTCGCGCAAGGAGGCGTTATGGGCATTACGGTAGGCGATTTGAGTGAGAATAAGTGGCTTGAGCGCCTGATGGGGAGGGCTGAGAAGCCTGACAAGCAGCTCAGGGAGGTGCGGGATTGGTATTTGGGCTTGCTGCCATCGGAGCGGTTGGCCGTCTTGAGGATGGCGCAGCGGTTTCGACATGCGTTTGCCAGGTTTGGGGCGCAGAGTGCGTTATTGCTGGTGTTCGATTTGTACCGGATTTATGGTTGGAAGGCGGTGGAGAGTGATGATGGTCCGCCTGAGGAGATATTTAGAAGAGATCGGGAGAGATTCACCACAAAGGCACGAAGTACACAAAGTTAGTTATGTAGAACACAAAGGAAGCGGAGATGATTGTGACGATTGCTAATCAAAAAGGGGGGGTAGGGAAGACGACGACGGCGGTGACGCTGGCTCATGGTTTGGCACTGCTGGGGGCTGAGGTGCTGGTGATCGATTTGGATCCGCAGGGTCAGGCGGCGGTTGCGCTGGGGTTGGATAGTGAGCCGGGGATTTTTGACTGGCTGGTGAGTGAGCGACCGCTGATGGAGTGTGTACGAACGGCACGGAAGAATTTGCGGGTTGTGCCTGGGAATAAGAAGAGCAGTTTCGTGCAGTTCTTTCTAACGCAACAGCAGGAAGGGGTTGATTACCTGGCCAGGAAACTGAAGGCGTTTACCCGCCGGGGGCTGGATTATGTGGTTTTGGATACAAGCCCGAGCGTGGGGGGGTTGCAGGAACGGGCGCTGTATGCGTGTGATTTGGCGGTTGTTCCGACGAGTATGGATTTTTTGAGCGCTGACAGCGTGGGGAGTACGTTTGGGACGATGAATAAGCTGCGTGATCACGGTTGGGAGGGCGGGGCGGTGGTGCTGCCTACGTTTTTCGATGGGGTGACGAATGAGAGTAAGCAGATTTTGGCAGAGCTGAAGGCTGTTTACGGCGACCGGGTGCGGCAGGAAATTCACCAGGCGACGGTGCTGCGGGAGTGCTCGGCTGAGGGGGTTACGATTTGGGAGCGTGCTCCGCAGTCTCGCAGTGGGGTGGAGTATGGGGATTTGGTTCATTGGGTGAAGGAGCTGTGATGAGTGGAAGTCGTCGGATACAAGACCCTGATGATGTGATGATCCCGAAGCCGGAAAAGTCGAAGCGGGACCGGAGTTGGGAGAAGCGCCAGCGGAGCGGGGAGTATTGCCAGGCGAGTTACCGGCATGTGCCCCGGGAGGTGCGAGACCGGATTACGGAGATTGCGCAGGAGTTGTATGTGAGCGCCGATGAGGTTGGCCGTGCGTTTTTGGAGTATGCGTTGGAGGCGTTTGAGGCTGGGGAGTTGGTGCTTGATCCGGTGCTGCATGAGGGGAAGTTGGTGCTCTTCGATGAGTGAGATAGTTTTGTGGTGGTCTAAAATGAGCAATGTTTGGTTTTTGGCGATTGTGTCGCTTGCGGCTTGCGTGCGGTTTGTATGCGGGTTGCTTGCTTGTCGCTTGCGTGACGCTTGCGGCGTGCTTGCGTCGGGTTTGTCAGGATTGATTGTGGGCGGTTTTTGGGGTGGGGGGCGTGTGGTAGGTGGTTTTGAGAGAAAGCCGCTCTGCGGGCGTTTTGGGCGGGCGATGCGGTGCATCGCCCCTACGGGAGGCTGTTATGTCTGATGATATGTTGTTTGCTCCGAGTGAGGTGCGAGATCGGAAGAAGCGGGATGGGCAAGATGTGTTTGTTCGGTTTATGAGGCGGTGGTTTACGCCGGTTGCGTTGGTGTGGTTGGTGTTTGTGTTTGTGGTTTTTGGGGTGGCGCATAGGAGGCGTTTAGTGGAGGAGGCGGCGCAAACTCCCATGAGCGCAGACGGGCGACTCAACGAGTCGCCCGTACCGAGCGTTACGCTGTTGCCATCGCAAACTCCCACGAGTTTGCGTGGCGAGATGGCTGTGGAGACTCAGCCTTCTCGCGCAACGGATACTGTGTCGCCGGTTCCGACGAAGACTGTAGCGCCGGTTCCCACGAACCGGCGTGGCGAGATGGCGCATACGAGCACGCCTTCTCGCGCAACGCCGTTGCCGAGTGAGACGCCGCTGCCCAGCCCGACGCCGGATTATGAGGCCATTGAGGATGCCAGGTTGACGCAGTCTTGGGTGGCGTTCGATGATCAGCAGGAGCAATGGCGAAGGCAAGAGGCGTTGAAGCTGGAGCTGAGGCGTTATGCCGGTATTGGCGGGATTGTGGTGGTGACGACGTTTTTGCTTGGTATTGTGTTGTGGTTGCTTTTGAATTTGTGGTCGTCTGGGGAATTGGATGATGGCGCAGAATCTCTTGATCCTGCGTGGCGAGAAGGGCAAGGGGATGCGCCCATCTCGCGCAAGGCGCCAGAGGAGGAGTGGGTTCGGCTGGAGCTGAAGAGTGAGAATCGGAAGTTGTGGAGTAAGTATCCGGTTGAGAAGCGGGTTTTGCGCCAGTGGGCTCAGGTTGCGCTGAACGGAGGGAGTATTGCTATTCGGAGATGGGCAGGGGATGATAAGCCGTTTAGCCGTGCGGAGTATGAGAAGTTCATCGAGTATTGGCTAGAGGGCGGTGTTTTGAAGGATAAGTATGAGGGGATGGAGAATTCTGAGCGGATTGTGACGGAGCCGGGCAAAGAGGTTTTGAAGGCTATTTTGGTTGAATTGGGGGGTGTGTAGGGGTGTGTGTGCGTGTGTGTGTATGCATAGGGGTGCTTTTTGGGGTAGGAGGAGGCGGTGGGGGAGGGCAAGATCTCTTGATCTTGCATGGCGAGAAGTCGCGGATGATGCTCTTTCTCGCGCAGGGTGGTTTCTTCCCGGTGGTCAGAAACTACGGGTAAAGGAGTAGGGTGAGCGGAACAGGGAATCGGGTTATGTATGTTGCTGGTAAGCGGTGGCCACATGCGGTTGGGGAGGCTGTGCCTGGTATCAAAGGCGGGGCGGACTCGGTTGTGGCGAATGTGGCTTATTCAACGGGTTTGAAAAAAATCCATGTAAGACGGTTTGGAGATGCTCCAGACGTGGGGAAGTACCGTCGTTTGGCTGGCGAGGATGCGGTTGTGCTGGCGTGGGATGACGGGGATCAGGGCGATGCGTTGGTGTATGATTTGCTGGTCCTGTGGAAGGAGCTATGATGAAGGCGTGGGTTTGCAGGGAGTGCGGGGCGATTTTGGGGCGGGTGAGGCGGAATGGGAGCGGGGTGAGGCAGTTGATGCTGTATCGGGAGGCGATCGATGGCTCTGGCGAGGGCGATATGGCGGATGTGGATGTGATTGCGGTTGTGGAGGGGTATGCGACGGAGGTAAAGTGTTCGCTGCCGGGGTGCGGGGCGACTCGGACGTGGATGCCCGGGCAGGAGGCGCTGGATAGGATTATTGAACGGTGCAGGAGGGGCCAGAGGGGCCATAAGGGCCAAACGGTTCAGAGGAGGTAGGAGATGAAATGTACGATGACATGGTTAGTTGGCTTGCTTGGTGGGTTTGCGTTAGGTATGGCTGATAGCAGCATAAAGTTGATTGCTTATGGTATTTTGACGCTGCTATTATTTGGATTTGTGCTGTATTTTTGGCCTGAAGAGGGAAACTGATGCGGTTTGGTGGTTGTGTTATGGCTGGGTTTTGGTATAATGTAGTCAAGCAGGACAGCTTGATTGGCGATTTTTGTGTTTTATGCCGATCTTCACAACCGAATACGTTTGTTGTGGGAAGAGACCCGCAACAGAACCCAATGGGAACCCTATCGCCAGAGCTGTCCTGCTCCCGATCGGCTACCGTTGGCTCTTCTGTTGTGGGTTTTTTCGTTTCTGGAAAGGAGCAGGACATGTGCTTGGATGATTTGGCGTTGGCGATGGAGGGGCGGCTGGTATGGCGGCTGAGAGATTTGGTTGCGGGGTGGCTGGCCAGCACAAGGTTGGGGTGCTATGTTGCTCACGTGTGGGCGGGGGAGCAGGGGTATTTGTTTGTTCGTGAAGGTGAGATGGCGGATTACGATGATGAGGAAGGGCGATGCGGTGCATCGCCCCTACGTGGGGGGAATGATGTCTAGGTTTTTGAGGGAGTTTGCGGATGTGCTGGGGGAGCAGGGGCGCTCGGCCCGGACGGTGGATACGTACGTGGGCTGGGCGGAGCGGTTTATTCGGTTTCATGGGATACGGCATCCGCAGGAGATGGGGGCGGATGAGGTGCAGGATTTTGTTGATTATTTGGCTTTGGACCGGCAGGTGGCGGCTGGGACGCAAAATCAGGCTGTGAGTGCGCTGACGATTCTGTATGAGGATTTTATGGGGGTGGAGCTTGGTGATTTGGGGGATGTGCGGGCAAAGCGGCGGAAAGGGTTGCCTGCTACGGTGTCCAAGGCGGAGGCGATGGATGTGTTCGATAAGATGAGGGGCCAGTTCCGCTTGGGGGCGCAGTTGTGTTTTGGGGCCGGTTTGCGGTTGTGTGAGGTGGTGGGCCTGCGGGTGAGGGATGTGGATTTTGAAGCTATGAAGATTTGGGTGCGGGGTGCGACGTGCGACGTGCGTTGGACAGTGCTGCCTGAATCTTTGGTCGATGTGTTGCGGTTGCAGTTGGACCGTGCCAGGATGGTGTGGCGGGGGGATAAGTTGGATGGGCGTGGGGGGATGCCGCTGGATGGGGGCAGGCGGTTTGTTTGGGCGTGGTGGTGGTTGTTTCCGTCGTCGAGGTTGTCGGATGATCCGCAGGGGCGGAAGCGGCGCTGGCATGTGCATGAGAGTACGTTTCAGAAGAAGATTCGCAGTGCGGCGCAGAGGGCACAGCTTCAGCGCCGGTGTACGGCAAGTATTTTGCGGAATTCGTTTGCGGTGGCGCTGTTTCGTCGGGGGGAGAATGCGAGGGTGATTCAGAAGTTGATGGGGCACGCGTCAATTCGTTCGACGCTGAGGTATAAGCGTTGTTTGGCGGGGCAGAATGTTGTCTCGCCGTTGGATCGGTTGGAGATTCGCGAGAGTGAGTCTCGCGAGGGGTAGTTAGGCGTTGCTCATAGACAGCCTGCGGCTGCCCGTCGCAACGCCTAATGGTCGAAGTTGGCATTTAGGCTTTTGCTAAATACTATTGCAAATGGAGTGGATTATGGAAAAATGGATTATTGACAATAAGAATATATGGTGCGGATTTTCTGTCAAAAAGAATATATTTGGTTTGGGTGTGCAGTTGATGATCGACACGTCGAATTGGAAAGATGGCCTTGGTATTGATATAAAATTCGATTGCCAATTAATCTTTTTCAATTTCTGGTTTTTTCTAGATATACCCGCAACGCCTAACTACCGTTCCACCTGCAAGCGAAAATAGGCTACGCGGTAAATGATTTATCGAGTATCGAAGTTTACCAAGTCAAATAATTTATTCGAGCCGTTGCAGGTGAACTTCGACCATTCGCGGGCTTGGCTTTTTAGAATAGCAAAGGAGTAATTTTATGAAGGTGAAGGTAGGAGATAAAATTTATAGCGGGGAAGATCAGCCTGTCATGGTTATTTTGACGGAGCAGGATAAGTACAACATAGAAAATATGTTGCCAGATTGCACCAAGTATGCCATGTATCCAGACGGAGAATTCAGCGCAGAAGAAATCCATGAGTGGATGGATTGGGGCGAAGAAGTTTCGCAAAAGTCGCCAAGCCCGCGAACTACGTTTCCACTTGACCAGCCTTCGGCTGTAGAGTCAGCGGCCGCGTTGCTCGAAGAAGCTTTGGAGAACTCAGAGAATGCCGCAACGCTAATTGCGTGGTTTGACGGCGAACGCCAGATAATAGAGCAAACCGTTCAAGAGCTAACTGCTTTACTAGAATCGGCTGGCAAGTGAAACAAGTTCGTTCGGCGGCACTCGCAGACCCAAAAAGCGGGCCGCTCCCGCCGCCGAATGGACGCCGTTATGAGATAGTTCTGGCGGCTATAAACGTAAAGCAAAAGCCCGCCCTATTTTGAAAAGGAAAGAATGATGACAGAAAAAAGACCGTTTGTAGTAACAGGCGAACCAGATTTGGGCGTGATCGAATATTATGTTGTATTCGCACGTGGAAAGGGAGAGGCCGAACACCTGCTAAAGAAGGCCAACTCCAATTTGATTTATGTGTCCGCGTGTCCTGCCAGAAGTCTAACAAACGATGTCATCAATGTTGCTTTCGTTAGAAGGGGCGGGCAAATAGAGTAGCCAAGCACACAGCAGTAATCGAGATTATCTTTGCAAGATCGTGCCGCCGAACTACTCATTCCACCGCTCGGCGAAAATAGGTAGCAAGTCAAATGATTGTATCAATGGATAAATTAGCGAAGTCAAATCAATTATTCATACGCCGACGGTGAACGGCGTCCATTAGGTTGCACAAAAGAAAGGAATATTGACATGTCGAAATATAGAAAAATAATTGAACAGGCAATAGAAAAACATAAAGGCGAAATGCCCGCTATCGGCTCAGTAGTCGCGCATGAGTCCGACCCAATCTCTTATGAGTTGTTGCGTTACGAAAATAATGCCGCAGTAGTCGGGTTGGATGGCGAAGAGAAAATCTTTCCATCTGAAGAAATTTTCGATGTCAACGCAGTAAAGCGCACGGCATTGAATATAAAATTCCAAAATCAGTTCAAAGCATGTGTATCAGCCGCAAAAGCGGGCATTGTGCAACCTAACTAACGCATCAAGCGGAATTGTGGTAAGCGGGGCCGAGCCGACGGTAACGAACGGCAAGCGTCTCAGTGCTAGGTCGGACGCCAGGAGTATCACGCACCCGTTGGCCCCGCTTGGACACCACAATCAGCTTATGCTTCTACGTTAGACCCCAAACAAAAAAGCCCCGGTGTTTAGCCGGGGCGGGAGCGATACGAATTGTGGTTATTTATCTTCTTTCCAGTCTTGCCACTGCTTTCTTATTACATCCATCATTCGAGCTCTGGCTTCTTCGGCGTCATCAATTATGCCTTGCTCTTCTAGCGCAAATAGGTCTTGTTCGACGACATCCTCCGCTAGACTCTCGTCAAAATTTTGCCAAGCATCCGGCGCCGCATCGAAGCTTGCATAAAAGTCCAACATGTCATCAAAGTTTACTCTGTCAGCTTGGCTGCTTCTTAGGTTATATTTTGCGTTCATCTCAATCTCCTTTTCGTATAAGTCTTTTATTGCTATTGTGTAAATTTTGGTCAATGATCCGTATCGCTCTCGTTTTAGCCAGTTCAGCCGTTGTTTTGTTGCATCATCAAATCGTATCGTCGTTTTGCTGCTCATCTCAATCTCCTGTTCTATCGGCGTTTATGTTTATCTTTATCCAACTATCTATATTATGGCATAATGCCATACATTTGTCAAGACCTATATCGTTACATCTTCGTTGCAATTCTCGCAATGTTCGGCGTACCGTTTGGTGTCTAACTACAGCATCAACGCAGACCAGGGCTACCGCCCTGGAGGGTCAGCGGCCTGAGCAGAAAAGTTTATTCGATGGCGAGGGCGCTTAGTCAAACCCGCCCTGGCTGGTTATGCAAATTCGTTGGGCTTATTTTGAAGGGAGATACGCATGGGAATGAATGTTTCGAAGGGGAATATGTATGCGTTTGTAACGCATACGTTCAATACGGTCAAAGGGGTTTGCCCGCATGATTGTTCGTACTGTTATATGAAGCGATGGGGGAATCTCAAGAAGGTGCGGTTGGATGAGCGTGAGTTCGGAACGGATTTGGGGGCGGGGAATTTCGTTTTTGTGGGGTCGAGCTGCGATATGTTTGCGGATGCTATTCCGACGGGGTGGATCGAGAGGACGATGGCGTATCTGAAGACGTTCGATAACCGGTATTTGTTTCAGAGCAAGAACCCGGTGCGGATGTTGGGTTGGGTTGATCCGGACGAACTTGATGCTGTTGTTTGCACAACGATTGAAACAAACCGTTGGTATCCAGATATTATGAAAAACTCTCCCACGCCAGACTTACGAGCTGATGCGATGTCCATGCTGCCGCTTGAGCGGTATGTGACGATCGAGCCGATTATGCGGTTTGATTTGGATGAGTTGGTGGATATGATTCGACATAGCGGGGCGGTTTCGGTGAATATTGGTGCTGACAGCGGCGGGAATGGGCTGCCTGAGCCGAGTGCTGATGAGGTCTTGGCGTTGATTGAGCGCCTGGAGCGGTTTGTGGTTGTGCGGCGGAAACCCAATTTGCAGCGGTTGTTGGTTTAGCCGGACACGTGTGCGGTTGTGGTCTTGAAATGAAGGTGGATTTGTGTTAAATTTTAGATAGTTGCGATTTGGGGCGGTTCCCCCCAAGGTCTCCGCCCTGCCGCCCCATTTCCAACGGTACAAAATAGCAGGCCCGATGTAGTTCGGGCCAGAGTCGGAGTTGAGCGCCCGGCAGTCGATTATGACTGTCGGGCGTTTGTCATTTAAGCACACAAAGGAAGGTAAGTATCATGAAGGGTCGTTGGGTTTTGGGTTTGATTGTTGTTTTGCTGGTGGCTGCGTTGGCGTTTGCGCCGATGGCTGAGGTTGAGCCCGGGCAGGTTGATTGGATGGAGCTGATCAACACGGTTCTTGGTGTGATTGTTACGTTCTTGGTAACGAAGGCACTGCCGGTTGGTTTGCAGGCTGGCGAGGCATATTTCGAGAAGCTGAAAGCCGAGATCGAGGTTCATCGATGGAATACTGCGAAAATCATCGTCGAAAATGCTGTCCGTACTGCTGAACAACTTGGACTTACAGAAGTGATCCGGGATAAGAAGGAGTATGCTGTCTCGCTGGCGCAAGAATGGCTCAATGGCGCCGGGATCGAGATGGATTTGGCCAGCATTGAGGACATGATCGAGGCTGAGGTGAATAAGCAGTTTGGGGGAGAGTAATAGTTGTTTGGGGCGATGCGGTGCATCGCCCCGACACGATGCACTCAGAATTACATTGTGTGGGGTTTTATGCCTGAGTTTGTTAATTTGTTGATGCAGATCCCGTTGGTGGGGATTTTTGTTTGGTTCACGCTGAAGATGCTTGAGATTCAGGAGAAGGCGAATCAGGAGCGTGATGAGCAATGGAGACGGTTCTTGCAAGATCAGGCGGAGCAGTATAACAAGGGGCTGGCTCGTATTGCCGAAGAGGTGAAGGAGAATACGATCGAGCTGCGCAAGTTGAAGGAATGTAGCTGATGGCGGGTCAATTTGCTTGTCAAGTTCCGGGATGCGATGAATTGATCGAGTCGAAGCAGGGATATGCTTCGCATTTGAGGGCTCATGTTCGGAGGGGTGAGATTACGAGCGATGAGTATGAGGCGTTGCGGTCTGATGAAGATAAGCGGGTTTTGCTGAGCCAGGAGGAGGTACGCAGGCTACGGGCTGAGGCAAGCCGGTGGAAGAGAATTGCCGAGCAGCTTGAGCAGGATTTGGAGTTTATCGATCGGGTGACGGCAATTGTGCAGGATAGTTTGGATGCACTTCCCCCGGTTGAGCCGCCAAAGATTGTGACGCCTGATGAGTATGTGCAGGATGAGGTGGCTCTCCTGAACCTGAGCGATGTGCATGTAGGCAAGAAGACGGCAACTTATAACCATCATGTTTTTGAGGTGAGAATGGAGAAGCTGATGCAGGGAATTGCATCGGTGATTTCGATTCAGCGGCATGTGAGACCAATCAAAAAGATTGTGGTCACGTTCAACGGCGACATTATTGACGCTGAGAGTATTTATCCAAGCCAGGCTGTTGATGGGGTTTCAGCTCATATTCTTGATCAGATTTTCACGTATGGCGTTCCAGCGTTTATGCGTTTTTTGGAGTTTTTGTTGGGCTTGTTTGAGGAAGTTGAGATCCACGCCGTTAAGGGCAACCACGGCAACTTGAACCCGAGCAAGTGGACTTCGGCAAAGAGTACGAATTGGGATTTGGTTTTTTACCATGCGTTGAAGGTTGCAATGCGCAATCAGGAGAGAATTGACTGGAACATCTATGACAATGATTGGAAGGCGATGTTCCATGTGTTTGATTACGGAGTTTTAGCAACGCATGGGGACATGATCCGGATGTATTACAACACGCCTACGTATGGGATCAGCAGGCAGGCGACCAGGTGGCAGGCGACGTATGATGATTTTGGCTTGGACTTTTTTTTGTTCGGACATTTTCATACGCTGATTTTGCGTGAGCGGTTCAACCAGGTGCTTTATACGGTGAATGGTAGTTTTGTGACAGATGATGAATTTGCTGAGGAGAAGATGGGTGTGGGAAGTGAGCCTGAGCAGGCTATTTTTGGAATTCATCCGGAGCGAGGTTGGACGTGGAGTTATCCGTTGCAATTGGTCTGATGGGGATATAAAAGATGGAATGGCTGGCGGGGCAGAGGGTAGCAGGGTTGGGTTGCCTTGCATGGAAATTGGTGTCTGGCAGAGCACGTTAGCTTGCGCCAGCCACTTCCATCGAAATTGGGGATAAAGGTATTTATGAAGAAGTTTGATTGGGATTTTATTGAGCAGCTTTCGCTGGGGTTGGATGTTGAGGAGGTGGAGACGGAGGACTCGGCGCTTTCTCGGGAGGAGGTGCTGAGGCGGAGTGAGCAGGCTCGGCGGGCGCTGGAGCATGGCGAGCATTGGGGCGAGGATGCGCCTAAGTGGATGCGGCATTATCTCAAGCTGGGGGAGATGGGGTATCCATGGCGGGTGGCTGTTTATATTGCTTGGGCAGCTTCTCCGAGACAGGAACGATGGCCAGAAACGAAAGAGGACTTGGCGACGCAGGTTTTGGGTTTGAAGAGCGCCCGGCAGATTTATAAGTGGCGAAAGAAGTATGAGGGGATCGATCAGGCGATCACGATGATGCAGGCAGCTCCGCTGTTGGAGCACCGAGCGGATATTTATGAGGCATTGGTGAAAGTGGCTTCGGACCCGGATTATAAGGCCAACCCCGACCGGAAGCTGGCTCTGGAGATGCTGGGGGATTACACGCCGCGGGCCAAGATTGGACGTGACTTTGAAACGATGTCGGATGATTTGAGCGAGTTGAGCGAGCGTGAGCTGGATACGCTGAGCAAGGCGCTGGGGATTGAGATGGTTGATTTGCTCGAGGATGGTGAGGCGTGACGGTTGCCGTTGCTCAGGGAAACAAGCAAGGTATGGCTTTGGCTGCTGACCGGGTGCTGCGGGAGCGGGCAAGGCGTTATTTGATTGATTTTGCTACGTATGTAGCGCCCTGGTATGAGCCTGCTCCGCACCATGTTTTGTTGGCGAAGTATCTGGAAAAGGTGGAGACGTATATTCGAACGGGGGGCAAAGAGGGGATTGGGCGTTTGTTGATTTTTATGCCGCCACGCCACGGCAAAACGGAGATGGTGAGCCGGTTATTCCCTGCTTGGTTGTTGGGGCGTTTGCCTGACAGCCGGGTGATGTTGACGAGTTACGGCGCTGATTTGGCGAATAAGAACAGCAAGGCAGTGCGAGATTATATTTTGGGTCAACGGTATCAGGCTGTTTTTGGGGTGAATTCTTCGGTGGATGTGCCGGTGATGATGAGCGATGACAGCCGAAGCGTGCAGAGCTGGGAGCTTGCTTCTCCACATCGGGGCGGGTCGGTGGCTGCCGGTGTTGGCGGTGCTTTGGTTGGGATGGGTGCTCATCTGTTGGTTCCGGATGACTTGTTCAAAAACCGCAAGGAGGCGGAAAACCAGGGACACAGAGATGTGGTGTGGGAGTGGTGGCGGAGTGCGGCGTATACCCGCCTGGAAAAAGGCGGCGCTGTTGTGGGAATGATGACACGGTGGCACCCGGATGATTGGGCTGGCAGGCTGTTGAAGGCGATGGCAAATGACCCGCTGGCGGATGAGTATGTGGTGTTGAGTTTGCCTGCACTGGCAGAAACGCCCGATAAGGAGGATGAGCGCAGCCGGGTTGAGTTTTTACAAGACGGGATTTGGCCGCCTGAGCGGGATCCACTGGGGAGGGAGGCAGGTGATCCGCTGTGGGGGGACAAGTATGACCGTGATGCGCTGGATCAGTTTCGGGCGAATGTGGGGTTGTATGAATGGGCTGCTCAGTATCAGCAGAGGCCGTATTTGCGTTCGGGTGAGTTTTTCAAGCGGGAATGGTTCCAGGTAGTGGATTCCGGCCCGAAGCCTGATGATGTAAGAGCAAGGGTGCGTTATTGGGATAAGGCGGCATCGGGTGGGGGCGACTATTCGGTGGGCGTTTTGATGTCGGTGACGAGGGACGGATTTTATTACGTGGAGCATGTGGCACGGGGTCGATGGACGCCGGGGAAGCGTGACGCTGTGATGGTTGAGACGGCGTTGATGGATAAGCGGCGAGATGGTCCAAGGATGACGACGTGGCATCAACAGGATCCGGGCAGTGCGGGGAAGGACAGCGCCGAGGCGACGAATCGGAAGTTGGCTGAGGCGGGTGTGCGGGCTCGGTTTGAGCCGGTAACTGGGAATAAGGAAGTGCGGGCGGATCCGTGGAGCAGTATGTGCCAGGCGGGGAAGGTTCGTTTGGTTCGCTCGGGATGGAACAGTGAGTTCGTTGAGGAGCATGTGGCTTTTCCGAAAGGGAATTATGACGACCAGGTGGATGCGGCCAGCAGTGCTTTTAGCGAGTTGGCGAAGCCGGTACGGGAATCGAAGATTTTATGAATATTTTGCAGCGAGTGGGCAGTTTGTTGGGCAAGCAGCCGAGTAAGCGGGATATGGTTTTGCGTCCAGCGTGGCAGCGGCATTTTTGGGCTCCGTATGATGAGTTTGAGGATGTGGTTGAGTATGGGTACAAGAAGAATGCCACGGTGTTTGCATGCATGACGGTTTTGAGCTGGGCGTTTCCGGAGCCGGAGTTGTGGCCGTGGGAGCGGGGGGATCGGAATGAGTATCGAATTTTGCAGGGACATCCGCTGCGGGCGTTGATGCGCCAGCCGAATTTGGATATGGGCGAGGTTGAGCTGTTTCAGTTTGCGATTACGTACGCCCCCCTGGGGGGGAATGCCTATTTTTGGAAGCAGCGGGATCAGGCTGAGCGGGTGAAGGCGCTGTGGCCGCTGCACGACGGCCAGATTACGCCGGTTCCGGGGATGACGACGAGTGAGGGTTTTACGGCGTATTATGTTTTGGATGTGCCTGGAGACAATGAGCAGTACAACCCGTTTGGTTTGGATCGGCATGATGATATGCCCGGGGTGGCTATTCCGAAGAGTGAGATGATCCATTGGAAGTGGATGATCGACCCGAGCCATCCGCACCGGGGGATGGGGGCGTTGGAGGCGAGCGCCGGGGATGTGGCGGTTGGGAATGAGATTCGGGATTATATTTACAGTTTCTTGAAGAACGATGCGACTCCGCCGATTGTGGTGACGCTGGTGGAGGGGGATGAGCTGACGGAGGATAAGGCGGAGCGGCTGCGGGAGCAGTGGGTGCAAAGCGGCGGGGGCGATAAACGGGGGATGCCACGGTTTTTGGAGGCGGGGATGGGGGTGGAGCAGTTGATGTTCAGCCTGCGGGAGATGGAGTTCGGCGAGCTGCGGGATGGTCCGGACAGCTCTATTTGTATGGGGTTTCATATCCATCCGAGTGTGGTGGGGACGCTGGCGGGGTTGAGCAGTAGCACGTTTAGCAGCGATTACAGTGAGGCGAATAAGGCGCTGGCTGAGCAGACGTTGATTCCGCTGTGGCGGAGTTTGGCGAGTGAGTTCGAGCAGAGCCTGACGGGCGAGATTGGGTACGGTGATGACCTGGTGGTGCGGTTCGATTTGAGCCAGGTGCGGGCGCTGCAAGAGAGCGAGAAGGATATTGAGGAACGGTTGGGGAGTGCGTTCGACCGGGGCGGGATCACCCGGGCTGAGTACCGGCGGGGGATGGGGTATGACGCTGATGAGGCGGATGAGGTTTATAAGGAAAATTTGGCCAGTATTTGGGTGCCGCGTGGGAAGCTAAGGGAGTATGATCCGGAGCTTTTGGGGGCGGAGGAGGAGAGGCAGGGGGGAGAAGAGGGGTCAGAGGAACCAGAAGAACCAGAGGAGGGCGCCAGATCTCTTGATCTGGCGTGGCGAGACGGCGTAAAGGATGACGCCTTCTCGCGCAAGGCGGCAGCACGGATGTTTTCTGAAGGCGTGGGGGTGAGTTTGCGGCGGGCTCGGCGGCGGTTGGAGTCGAGGATGGCGGAGGAGGTGGAGGCGTATTTTGGGCGGTTGGCGAATTCTGTTGTGTCAAGGGTTCGGAAGGGCAATTTACCACAAAGGCACAAGGGACACAAAGTGAGAGCAGATGATTTGATTACGGCGGGGGATGGGGAGGTGCTTGAGGCGCTGGTGAAGCGGTTTTATGTGGCGATTGCGGAGGCGAGTTGGGATACGATTAACCTTTCGCTGGGGGTGGAGGTTGCTTTTGATGCGGCCAACCCGGCGGTGACGAAGGTTTTGGGGGTGGCGGGCGACCGGGTGAAGGATATTTTGGATACGGCCAAGGATGCGCTGCGGGATACGCTGCAATACGGGCAGGAGAACGGTTGGGACGTGGATATGCTGGTTGCAGGGGATCCTGAGGCGGGTGTGCCCGGTATTCGGGATGTGGTGGCGGAGACGTATAAGAATCGACACAGAACGATTGCAAGGACCGAGTTAGGACTGGCACAGAATGCGGTGGCGGTGAATCGCTATGATGAGGCGGGGGTGCAGCAGGTTTTGGTTCTGGATGATGGGTTCGATAACAGCGACGAGAATTGTGTGTGGATCAGCGGGAAGGTGAGGCCGCTGGCGTGGACGAAGTCGGATCACCCCGGGGAGGGGCCGAGCGGGATCAAGAATCCGCTTCAGCATCCGAATTGTGTGAGGGCGTTTGCGCCTTATTTTGAGTAGTGAGTGGTGAGTAGTGGGTAGTGGTTAGTGGATGGTGGTGAGTGATGGAATATAAAAAATTACCTTTGTTTACGAAGAGGATTGACCCGGAGAGCCGTGAGGTGACGGGTGTTTTTGCGGTGCACGGGAATATTGATGAGGGCAATGATGTGAGTGTGCCGGGGAGTTTCGGGAAGCGGTTGAAGAATGGGGGCAGGGACCGGGTGCGGTTTTTGTGGAACCATGATGGTTTCAGTCCGCCGATTGCGAGTATCAAGGATGTGCGGGAGGTGGGGCGGGATGAGCTTCCTGAGAAGGTTTTGCAGTGGGCGCCAGAGGCGAGCGGCGGTGTGCTGGTGACTCGCAAATATTATGAGGGCGTGCCGCTGAGTGAGTGGGTTTTCAAGGGGATTCAGGAGGGGGATATTAATGAAATGAGTTATGCGTATGAGCTGCACGATTACCGCATTGAGGAGCTGGAGGAAGAGGGCAAGCGGGTGCGGTATATGCTGGATGTGGAGCTTTTCGATATTAGTGATGTGAATTGGGGCATGAACCCCGCTACGGCTGGCGTGAAGGGTCTCCCGGTGGCCGGGATGACGTTTACACAGCATTCGGAATGGGTGGCGACCGCCGTTGCGGATTATGTGAAGCGGGTGCAGGATCGGCAGGAGTTTCGTGCCCATGAAGGACGCACGATTTCTGGCTCGGTGCAGGAGACGTTGGCCAAGATGGCTGTGGAGATCCAGGCGATTTTGAAAGCGTGTGAACCGAAGGCGAGCGAGGAGGAGGTGCAGAAGGCGCTGACGAATTATTTGAATTTGGAGGCGCAGTTGGCTGGGATTGAGTAATCTCACCACAAAGGCACAAAGGACACAAAGTTTATTTAGGGAAACAAAGAGAGGGTTAGTGTAATGAAGACTGTAAAAGAGTATCAAATTGAGATTGACGGCAAGCGGGATGAGTTGGCCCGTTTGTTTGACGACCACAAGGTGATGGACGGCGATGAGGCCAAGTACGATATGTCGCCTGAGCAAGTCGCCAGGGTGAATGAGCTGAATGACGAGATCGGTGAGCTGGTCGAGAAGCGTGACGAAGCCAAGAACCTGGACACGATTTTCCAGGACAACCAGAAGCAGATCAAGGAAGCGCAGCGAGCGAAGATGGATTTGCCGCTTGGCGGCGAAAAGGGTGTTGAGCCTGGACGCAAAGAAGCAAAAAGCCTGGGCGAGATGTTTACCGAGAGCCGGGCTTACAAGGAGCGCCAAAACGGGCGTGACATTATCGCTTCTTTCGAGGATTTCCAGTTCAAGACGCTGATGACGACGAGTGCCGGTTTTGCGCCGGAAAGCACTCGCACGGGCAAGTTGGTGCCTTATGCGCACCGCCGCCCGATGGTTTTCCAACTGATGCCGAACACGCAAACGAACCAGGCTGCTGTTGTGTACATGGAAGAGACCACGTTCACGAACAACGCCGATACGGTCGCCGAGGGTGGCGAGTATCCCGAGGCTGCGCTGGCATACACGGAACGCAGCGAGACGATTCGCAAGATTGCGCAGTATTTGCCGGTGACGGATGAGCAGCTTGAGGATGTTCCGAGCATGCGTTCGCTGATCGATAACCGCCTTTTGACGATGCTTGACCTGGAGCGTGAGGATCAAATTTTGACGGGCAGTGGCAGTTCGCCCGATTTGACCGGTTTCCACAACAAGAGCGGCGTGCAATCGCAGGCTTTGGGCAGCGACCCGATTCCCGATGCGATTTACAAGGCGATGACCAAGGTACGCTGGACGGGTTATGCCGAGCCTTCGGCTGTGGTTTTCCACCCGAATGACTGGCAAACGGTGCGCTTACTGCGGACGACGGACGATGTCTACATTTGGGGCAACCCGAGTGAGGCCGGTCCTGAGCGGATTTGGGGCCTTCCGGTTGTGATCACGAATGCGGAAACGGAAAACACTGCACTTTTGGGCGATTTCACGCTCTACAGTGAGCTGTTCCGCAAACGGGGCGCTGACATCAAGATCAGCGACAGCCACAGCGACTTCTTCATCAAGGGGAAGCAGGCTGTTCGCATCGATGAGCGGGTTGCTCTGGTGATTTACCGAGCTTCGGCGTTCTGCAAGGTGACTGGAATTTAACCCCTATCCCCCTGTATCCCCCTTTCCCCGTGAACGGAGAAAGGGGGAGGCTGGGCGGTGAATAAGGAGAGATGCTATGAGTGTAATTGTAGGTGGAGAGAAGGTTGCCGGTTCGTATGGGCCGTTTTTGTATGAAGGCACGCCCGCGGACGGGAGCAGCGGTACGCAGGCCGGGGTTGCGGCAGTAGGCGCTTTGCTGCTGGATGTGACCAATGCTGTTCTGTACCGCAATACGGGCTCGCAGAGTTCGCCCACGTGGAGCCGAATTGGCACCAATCAGGTGATGTCGAAGGAATTCAACATTGATAACGGCAACGGCGTCACGGATGATGACTTGCTGGGCAATTTCCGCAATGGGGCTGTGCCGATTGCTGCCTGGGTGGTTTATTCGGAGGCTTCGGACAGCGGTGACGCCAGCGGGGCTACGATTCAGCTAGGGTCGAGCAAGGGCGGCAGTGACATTGTGGCAGCGACCAACCTGGAGAACGGTAAGGCGATCGGTTCGGTTACGGCGCTGACGCTGGGTTCGGGCGTGGATGATGTTGGCGATTACGGCAGCATTTGGGCACGCCATACCGGCGTTGCGGCCACGCAGGTGGGTAAGTACCACGTGATTGTGGAGTACAAAGCGTGATTCAGACGGATTGGGGCGGTTGGTATCCGGCTACTCTGGATGGTTTTGCGGGCGTTCATGCCGGTGAGACGTGCTTGATTGTGTGCAACGGGCCGAGTCTCAATGAGCTTCCGCTGGACTTTCTGGAGATGTACCCGAGCTTTGGCTGCAATACGATTTGCGAGTGGGAGGATTTCTCGCCGACGTATTATGTGGCCGTTGACGACCGGGTGCGGCGTGAGTTTGGGGATTGTGTGATGAGACGTTTCAGGCATATTCCCAAGTTCATTCCGACGCCAAACCTGGATCGATGGAAGGGTACGATGTTTTACCGCTGGTTCCACCGCCCGGGTCCGCTGTGGCCGTATGCGGCGACTTCGCTGTGGCCGAGTGAGATTTTGAGCAAAGATGGGATTACGTGGAGCTGCTGCCCGCATGTGATGATGCAGTTGGCGTTTTTCATGGGGTTTGAGACGATTTTGATTGTGGGGATGGATCACTCGGATGATTACCGGATGCACGCCTGGGGGGAGGATGAGGGGATTATCAGACGGCCTAATCCACGGGCGCTGTGGGAGAAGTGGGAGCGGGGTCATATGGAGCTGTGCAAGGGTTTTGCGGCTCGGGGTGTGAGGATGATCAATGTGACGCCGTGGACGGAGGAGAAGGCGCTTCCGAAGGGGGATTGGAGGGATTACTACAGTGGGTAGTGGGTGGTGGGTAGTGGAGGATGCGAATTATGAGACCGGACAATCCGAAGGCGATGGCGATGCATAAGGACCGGTTTTACGGCGGTACGGCGCTGGTGATTTTGGGTGGTCCGAGTGGGGCGGGGTGGGAACGGCTGCGGGATGCGGTTGCGCCGGATGTGATTATCACGATGAACGGTGCGACGAGAATTCCGGGGGCGGATTATTGGCTTTTGACGGAGAATATGAATTTCTGCGAGAGCCGAAAAGATCGGGATGAGCGTTTGGCGGCGTTTATGCATGTGATGGATAGGGGCAACACGGCGGAGACGCTGCTGGTTTCACACCGGAGTTGGAATTTGCTGCCGACGTACGGGATCGATGAGAGCCGGTGTGTGCGGGTGATGCGGGCACGGTACCCACGCCTGGAGATCGATTTGCGTAATTACGGCAAGGGTTTCCTAAAGGGGCCGCTTTCTCGCTGTAGGGGGTGGGAGCCTGGTGTGCGGGTGTGCGTGGGGACGGTGGGGCTTCAGGCGCTGCATTTGGCGGGGATTTTGGGATGCGCTGAGGTGCATACGATTGGGTTTGATTTGATGTTCTCACCACAGAGACACAAAGGGCACAAAGATGGGCAGTTAGGTCACGAAGAAAAACACCATTGGTATGAGCATCCGAGGTATGAGGCGGGGCGGTTTCGGACGGAGGAGATGTTCATCGAGTACCGGGGGGTGCGGACGCAGGGGTGGTGGATGGAGACGGCGAAGTATTTGAAGAGTTTGCGGGATGTGTTTGAACGGTATGAGTTGATTTGGCAGGATCACAGCGATGGTTTGCTGGCGGTCGAAGGGGCATGGTGCGCTCAATGAGGTATGCGGTTTACAACCACCAGGATAAGGCGGATGCGTTTATT